CTCCCCCATTCGGACTGGAGCAGTCTAGGTTCTGGCGTGAGAACGTAAACCACATACGGATTTGTAGCCTTAACCACATATTCCGTCAGTCCAATCCGATTGAGGCCAACATATTAGAGCGTGTCAAGGTGGGCAGGCAAACAAGCATGGACTTGCGGATAATAAATAGCAGGGTAGGGGAGCCACACAATGCTTCCATGATCCTGACCCCGTACCGCAAAAGGGCTAGTCAGATTAACGAGTCTAGACTGTCTGAGCTTAGGAGTAAGGAGTACGTCTTTGAGGGTACCAAGAAGGGTGACATGGACGAGGTGAAGAGCATGGATCGTACACTGAAACTGAGGGAAGGTTGCCGTGTCATCATCAAGAAGAACATCCGCAAGAAGATTCGGGGGGAGATGCAGCACGTTGTCAATGGGGACACTGGCACGTTTGTGGGCGTGGACAAGTACCAGCGACTGGTCATAATAAGGGACAGGGACAGCGAGTATGTCTGGATCGGCCAAGAGAAGGAGAGTAAGTTTAAGCACGAGGTTGATGAAGATGGAAACGTAGAATCCAAGGAGGTTGCCTACTTCAAGCAGTACCCAGTGCGGCTAGGCTATGCCATTACGGTACACGCCAGTCAGGGGCTAACCCTAGATCGTGTCCACTTGGAGTTACCCAGTCATGTGATGAAGGACTGGTTTGGGCTACTGTACGTCGCGGTCAGCCGTGTCACATCCTTTTCTGGACTCACAATCAGTAGACCCTTGACACATGGGGACATATCATCAACGATAGCAGACTTTGAGGAACCGCAACAGCAGTATGAACTTGCAAACTGAACAACCGAAGGAAGGCACAATAGAACTTGTTTACCGTGAGCTGTCAAAAGCAATTAGGGGAATCCAAGCGGTGGACCCAGAAGCATACTTGCAAATGCCCCATCTATGGGACACTTGGAAGAGGGCAGAGACTGACTGCCTGCTATCGGTATGGAGTGCCCTGCAGAAATATGAAGACAGAAATGATTGATAACGACAATGAGGAGTACGGGACGTTCATGTTCCCTGAAGATGGGTTCAATGGGTATTGGCGAATCCAAACCGACAACCCAGGAATTAGGTCAAAGATGCGTAAGATTGCACGAGACAATAAATCACCTTGGACTAAGGTTGGTTGGGGAACCTCTGATTTGTTTCGACGCACCTTCACTCGCAAGCCCACAGCATTGGCCTTCTTTACTAAATTAGGGCTTGAGTATGGGTTTAGGGTCATTCAACCAAATAAAACGACATGGGAGCTAAGAAAACGCTAAAAACTGCAGGTGTCTCGGCGGTTATGAAGAAACCTAAGCCACATAATTCAGGTCAATGGACTGATGCTCGCAAACGTAGCTTTGCTATGTCTGCTTTGCGTGGTGCTAGGTGGCCTGTAAAGTACCAAACGATTAAGGATGCCTACGTCAAGGATGGAGTAAATCCAGCAACGGGACGCAAGTGCAAGCTTCACAAGTGTGCCCAGTGTGGAAACCTATTCCCTCAAAAGGACATGGCCGCTGACCACATTGAACCAGTGGTTCCCATTGAAGGATTCACTGGAGAAACTTACTTGGGCTACAACTGGAACGAACTAATTAAGCGTCTCTACTGTGAGGCTGATGGCTTCCAAGCGTTATGCAAGGAATGCCACAAGCTCAAGACAGCAGACGAAAGGGCGTTAAGGAATGCCACAAAGAAACACCCAACACCAAGCGACTGGTCAAACGCACACGGCTAACAGCGGCAGTTAATAGTTAGGCCAGAATAGTCCAGTGCAGTGTTTGGGACCCTCCAGACCGATTTTCAAGATAAAGCTTGCCATCGGTATGGGCTGATAATGTAATCTTGGTGTCAGTTCCGGTAGTTCCGGTGTGCGCCCCAGTCCCAAACTCTATAACACTACCTTGATACCCATAGGCGGCAACAAAGGGAGTAGCTGTGTCGAACGAGGCTATGCAACCTCTGGCACTTTGGGAATTGTTGTTCCTTAGAATGATGACCCCATTGGAAACTGGAGGGGTAAAGGAATAAACGCCATCGTCGGCAATAACCGTTGAGCTACCAGAGCCAAATGCTCCGCTATCTACGCCTTCTGATGTGAAGCTGGATGTCAGACCTTCGCTTACAATTTCAACTCCATCCTCTTTTACGTTTAACTCATTTAAAGTGGCTTGCCTGTTCGCAGACAGTGAGGTTCCTTTGCTAGGGACACTAATGGATGCATAACCATTGCCAGCGGCGGCAGAGCCGCTATCATCTCGATAGCTCATCTCAGCCCAGCCAGAGTTTGTTCCGGTTACAGGAACGTCCTCCCACCCGCTGTTCAGTCTACCTCGAGAGCCTCCAGATATAAAAATTCGATTTACGTTGTCGAATTCCTTCTGCTGCTTAATGCGGGTACCGATGAAGTTAATGTTGTAACCATCCTTAACCCAAAGCCTGTTGATATTTCCCCCAATGAAGTACATATCATTAACGTCCTCTGGCGCTCCGTCTGTGTTTATTATTACATCCCAACCAGGAAGGGAAAGAGTGCCTGTTTGGGAGGCAACATAGGTGGCGGTGACATTAAAGGTGGTATTACTCAACACCTTTTTCACGGTGTACTGCCCGTTATAGGAAGTTGTGCCGCTAATGGTCGCATTCAGATCTCCCTCGACAAGCTGATGGCTCGCAGATGTAGTAACGGTGATGTCTCCACCGCCAGCGTCGGTCACCCCTGTTATGCTGTAGTCTCTAGTTCCGCTATTGATTGTAGCCGTAACCTGGGTGAAGTAGTGCTCAACCACTGGGCCAGCAGCCAGCCCCTCAATTCTCAAATTGGCATAAACGCCAGAAGAATCAGAGGTAGCATTCGATAAGGTCATAACATTGCAGAACTTAAGCTCCCCACCGGAGTTGATTAAGATGCCATCCTGCGTGTTGTTCTGACAGATTACGTTTGTAAGCATGGTTCCGTTAGTATCGTCTACAAGTATGCCGACAGTATTTTTTTCGGAAACCAAGTTTGTGAGGTTATCTTGCGTTCCTCCACTTATCCAAAGACCAGCCGTTGTTTTGTCCCGAATGTGGATGTCGTCTATTGTGCAGAACCTGCCAGTCCCAGTACCAACCCCATCGTTGTCAACACGTTTAATGCCGTATGCTGTGGAACCCCTCAGCAACAATCCCCTAATAGACCCACGCCAGCCTCTTATCAATATATCAATCTTGTCAAGCTGGCTGGTTTTTCCGTCACCCCAAATGCTAATTCCAGTGTAAGACTCGGTGTCAAGAATCAGTCCAGCCGAAGAAAAATAGTGGCCGCTTGGGAAATAAAGAGCCACCTGATCGGAGTCTGGGTACTGGTTCTCCAGAGATCCCGCTAGGCTTTTAACGTATGCCCATGCGGCAGTAATTGCGGCTGTATCATCCGTTGTTCCGTCGCCTGTAGCTCCGAAGTCCTTGACGCTAACAACCTCCTTTAGCTTGGCTTCAACCGTTGTCGCAACGCTACTAGTGCCGCCCTGGTCGTAATTAACTGCGTCGGAATTGGTGCTAGTACCCTGGGCGTAAGCCGTTGGATTACCCGAGGCATCAAACCCCAACACCTTGCTTGCCCTGTCGGTCTTGTTTGGTATGGCCGTAGATGCTGTGTCGCTAATGGGCAGCTTCAATGCACGGTCAGCCTTGCCGTCTGCCTCTTGGGTACCAATTGCCAACTTGTCAAAGGTGTACTCCAAGGACTTGGCAGGAAACTCTCCAGCCGTTGTTAGCGTGGTAGCCTGGGCATTGCCAGCGTCAGAGTACATCACCCAATTAGTGCCCGTAGGAATGGATGAGGTTGGGGTAATGGTAACACTAGAGGACGTGTCCCCTGCACCCGTTACGGTGAAGTCAGTGCCGTTTACCAACGCTGTCTCGACGTATGTGGTGGTGTCGTACTTGAACCCCTTGATGTCAGTTGAGTTAAACACTTTGCGATTAAACGCAATTGTAGGAGTTGACCCGTCGCCAACAACATTAACTTTATAAAGTTCTGATGATACACTCATTTTACTTAAATGGTTCTTTTACCTACCACCGCAAAGGACAGTACAGCACTAGAGTCAGTAGCAACGGCTGATGCGTTTGTATGCAATATACGGAAAGAACCAACTGCCTTTGTCGTAATGGCTACAATTCTGTTAGACGCAGCAGGGGCAATGGCAACCGTATAGTTTGCATTAGACATGTCATCTGCAATTGTTACATCGTATATTCCCGTGCCAGCATACGCAATGCTGCAATTAAATGACTCCGTTGTACTGATTGAACCAGCGGTAGCATCAAACGTAGCATAAGCCTGGGTAGCGTAGTCGGCAACAACAGGATGATTGTTGACCGCTCCAGCTTCACTACGAGGAGATGATCCAGTAATGCTGCCAGCCATGCCTTGGTCAACATTGACCAGTCGGTAGTTTGTGTACGTGGCCGTAATGCCAGATCCTCCGCTAATATTTCTAAACTCTGGCGATCCTTCTGGTCTTCCAGTAGATGGCTCGGTGCCTTGAATCAATAAGTCCTCAGAAGCAATAAAACCATTAGCCATTAAGTTTCCGTAGCTTACGCCACCAGAAATTCCCTCAAATACTACGCCATTGTTAGTGGTGGGATCGTTAAGCTCAGTGTAGAAGTTAAGGACACTGTTGCCACTGCTAGTGGGAGCAAACAAAATGCCAACACCATCATTCAATTCAGCGGTACACCTGTCTATTGTGCAACCACGATGCGGTCTAAAGAAAATACCAGCACCATCTCGTGGAGCACTTGTCTCGTCATAGGTTGTGTCCAAGCCGTTGTTGTATGCCCAAAGGTTTGAGAACAAAACGCCATTAACTTTATTGTTTGTCGTCCAACTTAGATCTTGTCCAGCCGCACCAATACTGATTCCGCGACCGCCATTACTGCGAGCAATGATGTTCTGAAACATACCAGAGTATGTCCCGTTGATGTACCATCCATCACCTTCACACTGACGAGCAACACAGTTTGTAACGTAGGGCTGCTGCAACCTAGCTGCATAAAATCCGTACTTGGCCTTGTCGTTACCATTAAAGGTAATGTTTTCAAACCGTACACCCCAAATGGAGTTCTCAAATGTAGAGGATGGCTCCGTTCCAACTGCCTCAGCACTAATTGCAATTACCGCAGTGGTTGATCCGGTAGAACCATCATAAAAGATCTGACACTCCTTGGTGCCGTCCCAAGCAGGACCACCAGTTTGCTGAGTTGCAGGATAAATAGATGGGGACACGGACCCAATGAAGCCACAGTTGCGGTTGCGAATAGGGTCTATAACAAGGTTGGAAGTAGTGCGGTATTTGCCTGCTGGCATGATTACCAAAGCATTACTGTCCAACGCTCCTTGCAATGCAGCAGTATCGTCTGTTACGCCGTCGCCAACAGCACCAAAGTCCGTTACCGACTTGTACTCTGGAGTTAAGGCACTGGCAGTAACCGCTTGAATTGCACCGTTGGCATCAAAGCCCAAAACCTTGCTGGCCCTATCTGTGGCATTGGGTATTTCTACAGAAGCTGAATCGCTAATTGGAAGTTTTAAAGACCGATCCGCTTTACCCTCAACTTCTTGAGCGGCAATAGCAAGCTTGTCTGACATGTACTCAATTGTATTTGCAGGAAACGGCCCTTGGGTTTGCAAGTCAGTGATTTGCGTGGACCCTTGGTCTGAGTATATAACCCAGTTTGTTCCCGTGGGTATTGAGGAGGATGGTGTAATGGTGACGCCCGTAGACTCATTGCCAGCACCACTGACTGTAAAATCTGAACCATTAACCAATGCGGTTTCGGCCAAGGTGGTAGTGTCGTACTTAACTCCCTTTATATCAGAAGAAGCAAACACCTTGCGATTGAATGCAATGGAGGGAGTCGATCCATCGCCAACAACTGTGACTTTGTACAATTCTGATACTACACTCATTTCTTTGCTTTTCTACCTTTTGGTGAACTCTTAGTCCTGCCACCCTTGCCTGCCCATAACTCGGTACATGCTAAATGCTTTGCTGTTCCTGGTTTTGCCGTGCTACATTTGTGCCTAGCCCTAAAAGATTTACGAGCAGCAGCAGAGTAGTTGTGCCCGTAGCCAGTAGCTCCAGCATGGACTAGCTTCTTCTTGCCGTCGATGCAGTAGAGCTTCATTATCTTCTTACCTGGACGGGTGCTTTTCTTCACCTGCCCACAACTCATTGATGCTTTAGGACTTTTTGCCACGTTGTACCGCCTTTACTCTTCTTGGTTTACCTGCTGGTTGACCCAGACTTTTCTTCTGTTTAATTCTTGATGCCTTCTGTGACTTAGACATTTCGCTTGCTGTCACAGGAGTTTTCTTGCTGACACGCTTAGAAGGGCGACAGTAGGGAGTGCCACGCTTCTCTCCCTTTTGCCTGCCACAAGGCTTGCCGGTTCGAGTGTCAACCCACTTCTCCTTGAACCAACGCCTTAGGTTGGCTCCAGCCTGTGTCTTCCTTACAGTCATTTCTTCTTACGCTTAGTGCTGTTGCCCCAGTTGGCAGCACCCACCTTACGGCACTTAGCTATTGCCCCGCTTGCATACGCAGATGGGAATACCTTGTACCGTGCCTTAACCTTTCTATAGCAAGCGTCTTTAGGCATATCTATTTCTTTCTGCCTTTACCCTTGCCGTAGCTACCAGATGATTTTCTTTTTCCGTACATATCTATACCTCCTATTTAACTTGTGAGCTTCCGAAGTAGAAACCTAGTAGAGCCAGCATCCCTTGCCTTACTTCTGGCAACAACACAAACCCCTCTAAGTTTTTCCATTTATCTACTCCTATCCCTAAAAATTTAAATATCCCTATCTTGCTTGCCTCTACCGTTACTGGTATATCAAAAAACGCCATCACAAAAGGAGCAAACACGACTGAGAAAAGTATACATATTGCAATGAAACGCCTAATCCACGCTCCTCCGTCTCCCGTTCTCTTTGCTGCTCTGTCTGCGGAATCATCTGATGCCCCTTGTTTTTTAATCATTGCATCAATAGCATTTGCTTGGATATTCATTTGTGCTGAGATAAGTTTCATCACAAATCCCGTAACCCCACCCCCAAGCATGGCTACTAACTCTGATGTCATTCTTCTTTACCAATCTCCTTTATTATTTTAAAGATAGAAAGACCCATAAATATTACAGTGAACGCCGATGCTACAACAGATAGCACTTGGTCTGTTCCCGCTAAGGCTAGACCTGCTCCCGATCCTAGCACACCTATCACTGATCTTTCTACCATGTCTTTCATTTGTTTAATTTAAATAGCATTTATAAATAATTTAAATCAATAATCCAATTGCTCCATTTGGAGATTTAAAAATATAATTTTCACTAGGAATTGAATCGTTAATTATTACGTTAAAATCAAAAAACTTTATTCTATGATCTGACACAGATGATGTTCTTACTAAACCAAAAGAAGATCCAATGGCGTTCATTCCAGATATATCTGCTGTTCCAGTCTTGGCGGTTCCCGAATCTAAATTAACACTATATGTTAGTGTTTCATTTGAATGAGATACAGTAACATCTATTTGGTGATCCGTACCGTTTCCCAAAGTAAATCCAGTCAAAGTATCAATGGTTGACTCTACTCCAGCAGCAACCATCCTAAGCCCAGTGCCTCCAGCAGTTCTTCCAATTGACATGTAAATATAGTTATTGCTATCGTTGTGAAATATAAGTATTCCATCGTCTACTGCTGATGCGGTGGCAACAACATGATAGTCAAAAGTAATATTTGCTGTGCTAGGACTATTACTGCAAATTAAAAAATAAGGGCCGCTTGTTCCTTGAGGACTATTTAGTTCCGACCTAGAACTAGTGTGATTGTATCTATTAGTGTATGATTCGTAAGCAGATTGTCCGGCAAGAGTGTCTGAGTTTGTGGGAGACCAGGCAATACCACGTTTTCCAGAAGTTGTTCCAATCTCTATGTCCTCAAACGGATCACCGTCATCAAAATTATCGTGAAATAATGTTTTAGAATCGTTTAAGTAACTAAAAGTTGGCTCCGCAGATGGAGACTCTCCACTAAACTCATAGGCACCAATGTCTGGACGATTGTCCCTTGACGTTCCATAATAGTCTACTGACGGAATATCTGAATTTGCTGTTCCGTTTCTGTTTAGTTTAGTGCCAAGGTTCTTTCCTGAAAATCCAGAAATTGGTATTGCCGTAAAAGCGTCACTGTCTACAAATTGATCTGTCGTAGTAAAAATAGCGTTTTTACCACCTGATTTATCGCCAAACTCTCCAACCGTCCTAGCTACATAAAGGTTGTTTGACACATTAGCGTGAACCCCCCATGTTTCTGGAACATTTGCAATTATGTTGTTGTAGATTTTAACATTAGTCCAATCAGGTCTAAGATTAAAATCAATTCCATCGCAAACAACAGTCCTGTACGCTGATGTAAAACTATTTGAATTTTGGCTAAGTAGAAAAGTGTTATGGTAAAACTTAAAGCCATCTACTCGCTCTGCTCCATTAAAGGCACTTACTGCTTGGCTTTGTCCGAAAATGTTGTTAAAAACGGTGATATCAGTATTGTGGTGTTCTCCATCCTGAAAGTTATTAAACTGAACAAGATGGGACTCGGTGTTGTAAATTAAATTATTAGATAAAGTTATTCCGACATTACGCTCGTCACTTCCACCAGGACCTTGCATATAAACATGAATCCCGTCACAATGCCGACTGTATACTGGCTGTTCCGTGTCGGTGTAACCATCGTCAAGATTATAAATTCGATTGGAGTCTACCAATAAATTGTTGCTTCCAGTAATTCTAATCCCATCGTGTGTAATATCGTGTATATGGCAATTGATTATTTCTGAATCCCAAACCACAACGCTAATTGCAGTAGTTACTGATGTAAACTCACAATCGTCTATTGATATGTGTCTACCACCTCGTAAAAGCAAAGAATCTCTGTCTATTGCCGCAGTAGACCCAGAAAGATCGCCCGGAAGATTAAACAAACAATCGTGAATTTCAAAATATCTAGCACCAAAAACTTTTACTTCATCTGAAAACAAGATGTTGTAAAGTCTAAAATAGGCATCCCAAGATCCTATATTTATTGCTCCGAAAAAATTTGGACTAGACCCAGAGTTACCTCCCAGCGTCAATCCGGCTATTGTAGTTGATCCTGTTCCTGCTCCAACAAAATCAACCCAATTGGTAAAAACATTATCAGGATCTCCTGAGTCTGTTGGAAAATTTGTTCGACCAACTCCAGAAGGCCAAGCAAATGTTCCAGACCCAATGTTTACAGTATGAGAGCCACTGCCAGATAAAGCGGTAAATGCCTTTTCTATCGTAAGCCACGCACCACCGGAATTATTAGCAGTTCCAGAGTTTGAATCGTTGCCATCAGACCTTATGTAGTAGGTAGCCATTTATAAATCTGAGTACGATCTGGCAATTGAGGAATTGTCTCCAAAAAATAAAATCTCATCTTCTGTTAGCAAATCGCTAAAGAAATACATAAAATCAATCTCGCCACCGTCTCCAGAGTTTGAGCCAATTGTTGCAGTCGAAGTGTTCCAGCCAGCCGTATATGCCGCAGAAGATGCCGACAGATTCTCATTCAACACTTTAATAGTCATTTTGGTAGTTGACGAGTTGTACTCCATGTACACCGTAACCCAATCTCCAGCATAAGAAGATGCGGTGTTTACGGTAATATATGCACTAGCCCCAAGCCTGCCCTCATGTCCATTTCCAGATTTAAAGGTAATTGAGTCTCGACTTCCACCTCCGGCGTACGGACCTCTATTAACAGCGGCATCCTTGTAGCGAACTACACATGACCAGTCTTGCTCTGAGCTAGCCCAGTTAGATGATAGATCTGAGGACGATAAGTAGTCAGAACTAGTTGCCCCATTGTAGTAGTTTGGAGATCCAGTATTCCATGCACTTGTTCCGTTTTCCGTTAAATGGTATGGCCCAGCGGAATGCGAATCATTTTGTCCAGAACCGCTACTGTCATTAAAATCGTAAGCTGCAACCAAATTAGCAGTTCCTGGAGAAACCGCACCGCCTGCGGCTTGTTTCCTAGCAACTACGCTTAAAACTCCTTGTGATGTTACGTCAGCCATAGGCATAATTAAGCTCCTCCATCGGTCCAGCCGTTAGTAGCTGCGTAAACTCCAGTAGAATTGTAGTATTGAATTGCGGCAATATCGCCAGCAGTTGATGAGTTTGTGATTTTGTCCCCGTCATCTAGTGCCGTGCCATCAAGATAAATTAGGTCAGATGCGTTTGGGTCTACACTTACCGCTACCGCCCCAATAGTTTTAACATTAAAATTTGTCTGATCGTCTACTGCCAGCATCGTTAAAGTTGCAGCCGCATTAACGTAATTAGTGTGACCATTGCTCATCTGTGCACGGGTCAAGGTGTTAGATCCAGTGTGAATCGTCACTGCACTGCTTGGCGTGGAAATAACACTTATCCAATTAGTGTCGTCCTTAGCTGTAAAAACCCCAAAATGACCTGGATCAATAGTAGTGCTTGCGTCAACGCCCTTTCCAAGGTTGTCCGAAGAAGCTGGAAAAACTTGCAGAATATTCGCTCCATTATTGTAAATCTTTACAACGTCATTTACTGCTGCTGTAGGCAAAACCACTGCATCGTTTGCGTTAGCCACTGTAGTAACATCATTTGTTACATTAGTTAAGGCTAACCCACCAGCTTGGGTTTGTGTTGTGCTGGCGGTCAAGCTTGTGGCAAGCTGCAGTGTTTCAGTTAGAAAGTTGTCAATTTTTGTACTAAGAGTTACGTCTGCCATTGGATTTAATTATTAGGGTCTAATGTAAAGGTCTGTTCCACTAGGTCGCTTGTACAAGTCAACCCCTCCAGGCCTTTTGTACCTAGGTCCCGCTGTTGCTAAAGTACCAGTATTAACGGTGACGGTATTTACCCAAGCACCAACCTTTACCATAATTGCAGACATTAGAGCCTAGCTGCAATAATTGGAGTAGCTGTGGTTCCGGTTGACAAGATGTGGGTGCCTTGCAATGGGTGATAGCTGTTAGCTGCAACGGGGATGGTGACATTTGTCTGTCCACCACCTGGGCTGACTACGACGTTTCCAGCCGTACCTCCCACGTAAATCCATTGAAACTTAGCATCAGTAAATACCCTGTTCGTGTCGTGAGGGCTTACAGTTTTGTAAACTTCTGCTGGTGATCCTATTGTTTGTGCCATAATTAGTGTTTGTTGTTATGGGGAATGCTGCGTATTATACCACATTGCCCTTTAATTGTCAAGTAAAAAGTTGTTTAATCGTATGTTTGAACTCCAATTCCCAACGCCGTCAAAGGAACGGAGAGTCCAAGCGTTTCTGCATCTCCACTTACTGTAGCCTCCCAAGCATCTTGTATAAATAAAGGCACAGTGTTTTTTAGAAAGAAGTTACTAGTCGCTTCCTCTGGGTCCAATGTGTAAAAGTTAATTTCATTACCCACAACGTCCTCTCCAGTTATTAGCTCCGTTCCCATAGTGACCGCAGGAGATGCTTTATACATAAAGAAATTTGCTAAATCATCTCTCATGTCCCTGTCAAATTCATCCACAAATTCAGTTTGACTAAGACCCGCCCTTCCCGAGTTAATTACCAATCTAAGGGCTTGCTGAAAGCCTCCGCTAATATCAAGTCTAGTATCTCCAATTTTAATTTTTAGAAAATCAGAAGATTCGCTATCCCATTCGACCTCGGCTCCAGCCCACGATGCTAAGGCAAGAGTTGAAAGTATCACTCCTACAAAAGATCCAACGTCTTTTGCAACAGAACCAGCAAGAGGAGTGTTCATCATCATTGCCGCTCTAACGGGTGCTTCAAACCTAGATATAGCATACCTTGGGGCAAAAAACACTGCAGCAAGACCCTTGGCTGATTTCTCAAAGCCAGGCAAACTACCTCTTCCGGTTGCCGCATTTACGAATTTGGCATACTTCTCCAGAATTGGCATCATTTCTTTTTCAGAAAGTCCACGTTGTTTTAAATCATTATAGGCAATATCAAAAACATTTGCTCTAACAAAATTAAGCTGTGTCGCCATCTGCCTGTTTGATGCCTTGACCCAAGGAATTACATCGGCTGCTGCAGACTGAAACTGTTGCTCCCTTGCATTTAGGTCCATTTTGGACAAGGAACTGTGATGCAAACCTGCTCTTTGAGACATATCCCAAGATGGCCTAGCTTTCAAATATAGGTCTACTTCTTCAGCCTTTGCTTCACTAGCAAAAGCCTTTAAAGACTTTTGCAAGGCTTCAGCAGCCACAACAGGATGCCCAGGAAGCAGCATTCCCCCCTGTCTCAAGGTGGCACTTAAGTCAAGAGAAGCTATTAACGCTCTAGGTGCAGTAGCAATGGATATAACTTTGTCCCATAAAGTTTCTTCCTTAAACTTATAAACCCTCTCTCTTGCACGTCTTTTAGCCAATGATTCTTCTCCAGAAAGTTTAAATAATTTCTTTCTATCCCTCTTGTTAATGCCCTTTCCGCTCATTAGTTCAAACACGCTTTGGTCAGAACCTTCAGCCAGTTTTTTCTTAAAGTCCTCAAGCTCCTTGCTCTTGGCCTCAAGTTTTTTAACAAGCCTTTCAATGTCTTTTTTTTCTTTTTCAGTCAGCTTTTCTCCTTTGAGTGAGGTACTTTTTCTGGTGAGAAACCCAAGTGACAAGTCTTCTTTTTTAATTCTAACATTGCCTATGTTAAGAACGCGACCTGCTTCACTTCTTGCTGCTTTTGCTATTCTCTCTACAAAATCAAGTTCTTCGCTTACGACTTCAGCCTTTTGTGAAGCAGCAAGACCTTTTTCGGTTTCACCCTTTTCTATAAGATCTGCAGATTCCCGAACAAGCTTATCATGCCTATTCGCCAGTTCAGTGGCTTTCAAGGCAACAGCAACGTGTTCCTCAGTTGTCATGGCTCTTCTACTTTTGCTTACGTCTTCAAGTATAATCCTATACTCTTCTTTCTTGTTTTGTCTTTGAACTTTTTCAAATAAAGTAGAGTAAAAAACCTTTTCAGAAGGGGGGAGATCAGGTTCTATAAAGTCTTTTCTGGCTTGCCTTAGTTCGATAATACCTTCTTTACTTATTTGTACCGTGTCTTCCGCAACCTTAACCTCTGCTTTAGCGTTTTGTTGCTCGACCATCTGGAGATAGGCTTGTCTTGCTCCAGGATCTCCATTGTACATAGCCCTCATCAATGCCTCTTGAGCTGCATCATCTTGAGTGCCATCTATAAATTCTTCTTCAGTAACTGTATTCTGCATGGCCTTTACGGACTCAGCAGAAAAGTTTTCATTGTCTAATGCCTCAGCAATCTTTGCATTCTTTAAGGCTGGAACAGCAATAGCACCACCCACGGCACCGGCACCTGCCATGCCTATTAAAAATTCTGCTATGCGATCATCTTTGTCACGCTCTAACTCTGCACCTAACTTTGTGTTAAGCATAAAGTTTAAAATTTCACTTTGAACTACTTCTGTTCCACCCTCCGCTGGCATAGATGCAGCAAGTCGTGCATAAATTTGTTTTCTTAAAGATAATTTGCCCGATAGCACTTTGCCAAGCATTCTCTCAGCACCAACTGTGTCAAGGGCAGCGGTAGGGAAAGCAACAGTAATGCCAAATTTTAAACGATCTTCTGGATTCGGGTTCTTTGCATAAGTATCATATGCTTCGACAGCTTCATTAAAAGCGATGCCCTCAAACATAGCAATGGCAGAAGTAGGATTGATAGCCATTATACCAGCACCGGCACCAATTTGAGATGCAATTTGAACAGTTTGACCCAATATAGTTGCTGCAAGGTCAGGATCTTTAAACTCCTTTTTAATGCCGTCCCTGATTTCTTTTAGTGGTGCAACAAGTTCAGCAGCTCCTTCTGCGGCAGTTGGTTCTCCAGGTTGTCTGATTATTCCAGGGGCACCTGTGCCTATAGTTCCTGAAGCTGCTACTTGTTCTGTAATTCCGCCAATTGCTTGAAGTGCCGCATCAGAAACAGTGGCAGTTGCTATGTCAGCAAGCCTATACAAGTCCGCCCAAATTTTGGTTGCCGTTCCTAGAAATGGAATGTCTTTAGTTTTGTTGACCAATCCATCACGCAATAATTCATTTGATGTACTGTCAAACTGTTGCCTAGCTAATTCCTTAACCTTGTTTCTTTCCCTAATAGCTTTGGTTACACTATCAACCGCCTCTGATGGGTTGGGATTGTACCCAAGAGCTTCTGCGGTAGATTCGTAATCATCGACAGTTGTACCATATGAAGACCCAAGCCTTTCACTCATCAAAGCTTCATACAATTCATCGTCGCTAACATCTAGTCCATCAACCTTCAGAGAAGAAGGAGAGCGACCAAACAAGGCATCTATTTCTGGACTAGCCATTACTCTTCAATGGTAGATGGAGTCAAAAGAAGTTCTCTGAGCTTTAGTTGCTGAGAGCCCACCCTGTAGAGCCTTAATCTTGAGGAAATGTTAAGATCTTTAGGGTCAACTCCTGCGTTAAATTCTTTTGCTAAAAAGTTTAAATCCTCAATTAAAACATCAGCAAGAGATGGGTAGTCAGTTTTATCTCCCTGCTTTGTTAGGGCAAGTTGAGCCCTGGTTGATTCAAGCATAATGCTGGACACCTCTTTTGCATATTCAACAAGTGTTTCTCTTCGCTCTGGAGGAAGTTCTTCCCATTCTTCTCCTAGTTGAACGCCAGGTACATCATCATCTTCAAGGATTGCTATAGATGCAACTAGGGCCAATCTCGATTTTAGTTTATTTTTTGCGATTACGCCAACGGGGAGACGGTCAATTCTTTTGTCATACTTCCTTATTAACTTCTCGCCTATGTCTACATTGTCACCTTCGGCATTTGACTTAAGAAAATCTTCTCCAAGTTCATTGTATATTGTCTTGTAAGAAACATCTACCTTGTCAATGGCAAACTCTTCATTTAATTGTTCTGTTCTTTGTGTTGAAGAGAAAATGCTCCGCATCTGAACTTCTTGTTCATCTGTCAGCAACCCCCTGTCTTTCATGTCAGACAAAGTTTCATCGTTTAGAACACCAACATCTACTGCTTTCTTAAGAACGTCATCAAAAGCCTTGGCACGCCTAGCTACAATTCCGTTCCTTGCCTGCACCATTGAATTTTTGGTAGCCAGTCTTTTAACTTCACTCATTCCAGCGGCCAAGCCCTCACCAGACTCAAGAATCTTAATTTGCTCTTCAATACCTTCTAAATTGTTTTGCAGAGAAAATTCGTCGGTGTTGGTTAGGAGTTCTGCAGAAATTGCATTATCAGATTCTCTTTGCCGTTCTTTTGCCTCGTTCGCAATGCCTTGGTCAATTACCTGCATACGAACAGACATTCCATCTTCTGACAAAATTCCAGACCAAGCAGCAATTGCACCTTCTCTGTCTCCTGATTCTATGGCAAGTTTTTCAAGACTAGCGGCATTTTGCCTAGCTTCTGATTCTCTTTTTTGAGTGGAAGAAATTTTAGCACTTGATATGGATTGTTGAACCCACATATCGTTTGCCATAGAAGCTTGGGTTCGAGCTTCATTGCTAGCACTAGGACCCAAGTCATATTTCTGATTATTTGCAATCCATTCTTCAATCAAATCATTATGCTGATCTACTGGTGTGCTAGTTAAAGATTCCTTTAATCTAGTGGATTCACTAATCTGATAAATTCGCTGCTTGTTAATAGCATCTGCGTCTGCAATTTTTTGCTCTTCAACTCTGGCTTGCTCAAACAATTGACCAGCCTCCTGAGAAGCAGCGGCAATACTACGGAAGAATGAATCCTGCGAACGAATGTTTACTTGACCTCCAACGGATGGCCTAGATCTAACGTCTTGTGGTTTGCTTGTAGGTATTCTAGGCATTGTACTAAACTCTAGCAGTTGGATCTACGACATAAGGTCTAGGATCGGAAACTATTCCCCTTGGGGCTTTAAATGTTTTTTGCTTACCCCCCAAAATCTTTGCCGTCTTAAATGATCCCCTCCCAATTGATGTTAAGCCTCCAACGGTGGAAGCAAGTTGAGCACTACGTCCCTCAAACCTCATAGCGTCAGCACCACGTCGCAGACGGGACGCCTCAGCCTGACCCTGCATCATAACACTCCCAACTCTTTGAGCGGCCATAGCGGCCTCCTGAGCGGCTAAAACTGCAGGTGTGCCGGTGGTTGTTACAACACCTCCTGCTGCAAATCCAGCCTTCTGCTCACCAACAATAATGCGACCCAATTGCAACTCGGTAAATGCCTGCCGCTCGGCATCCTGTAAAACTTGTTGTGCGTCTAATTCTGCAATCTTGGCGTTGTGTTCAGCTAATGCTCTTTGCTGGCGGCCCATTGCAATTTGAGCACCGCCTTCTATGCCGCCAAATATAGCTTGTGCGAAGTCTCCCATTATTGTCCTTTAGGTAAAATTTGTGGCGACATGTACTGTATTGTCGCGGGAAGTGGTTTGGTTTGTTTGTAAAATAAAGAGAAGTAGCGAAAGTTTCCGTGTGGCAATGGCAAAATCTTTTCGCCAGTAAACAGCGGAATGGCTGTGTCCATGTTGTCTTGAGGAGTGCGGAACTGTATTTCGTAGGAGTTTTCTCCGGTCTGACCATCTTCGTAGTCATACCTTACACCAATGTCCCCACCTAGTGTCCTGAAAAACCCAACTCCTACATTGACCGCCCTTTTGTTTTTGTTCCTAGACATGCCGTCGCCTGCTGGTGCCTGCAACTTCATTGTCTCAATTTCTGACGGGTAAGCTACCCCGTAAATGATTGAATTGTAACTAGCACTAAACTCTCCGTCTACGCTAAACCGATCTCCGTGTACCTGATATGGGCCAAGCACCAGTCCATCGCCTAAAACATAAACGTCATCCCTGCCACGAGCTAGTTCAAACGAAGCCCCAGACAATGCTGGACTAAAGGCGTTTGTCGTAGTTAAAGAAGTGTCACTAGCAATTGACTCAACACGCTGGGTTTTGCCACCGGCTTTAATATAGCTTCCAACAGAAAGACTAGAAGTAAAAGTGGTTGATGTTCCCGTTACCGTTGTGCCACTAGAGCTAACAGTTCCGGTTAGGGACGAGTAAGAGCCTAAATGTTCTGCTCCCGTAACAAGGGTAAAGTCGCTGCCAAGATCAGGGTCGGGATAAGTCGCTTCGCTTTCGTTTCCAAGTATAACCTTGCCAGCATCTAAAAACCATTGGTAGTTTCTTGTGTTTTCAGAAGAACGCAAACGCATTATCTGAAACTTGTTGTCCATAATTCCAGTTATAGAGTTCTGGTAAATGGCCCAAACATTGTCTTCATCCGATCCGTAAACCGATGCAACACTTAAAAACTTATCTATTCCATTATCATTTGGTTTGCGTTCAAACCAAGCTTGAACTTCCTCTTGCTTTTCTGCAACCAAACAATCAATTTGACCATTGTTGGGTAACCAAAGTATTCTGTAGGGATCTTGGCTGTAAGCAATTTGGGTGTATGCTCGACCAGTAGCTCCAGTGTTTTTAGCGTTAAGCCTAGTCAAGTCTTCAGCAGCGTAACCCCTAGCTCTCCAGTCGTATGACAATTCGTACACACGCTGTCTTTCGGGACTAACAAAAACCACACTTCCACCAACTTGTCTTGGCTGTATGTACGCACTGCCAATTGAACTTTGAACCTGAATTAGAGGAGCAGATGTAGCAGATATAGCATTGTTGTCGGCTCCACGCAAAGAGTATTCTTCTCCAGACGTTCCGATCAGCAAAGCATCTTCTCCAGCAAACCATCTTATCTTATTCTGTTCTACGCTGGACAACGTGTAGCTTACGCCATCGCTTGCCAATACGTTAGGAACAGAGGTTCCAAAGTTTTTAAAATCGTCAATTCCAGAACCCCAAACAGTTTGCTTGCGACTGTCTGTGCCGCCAAACCAAATGCGTCCTTGGTAAAAAGAAACAGCAGCAGGCCATCCTTGCACATTGCTAAATGCACCCTCGGACCATAATTCAGTAGCAGCGACTGCACCACCTGCTGTAGAGTCAAGCGACTCAACCCAATCCGCTGTTACGCTAGTAGAACTTGTGTATTGAGTAATTTTAAAACTGCCTTTAACCTCAATAGCTGGTGCAGTTATTATTGCCAAGCCGTCGGCGGTCGAATTTGTAAAAGTACCTATGCTTTTAATTTTATATTGCGCTTTGGGGTTAGACTCACTTCCTGTAATGTTAAAATTATCTGATTTAGTACTACTAACAGAATGAATAAGTTCTTCAGTAGAAAAATTATCAATGGATCTATACAAGCCTATTTCTCCTGCCCAGTCTCCGCTCGTATTAAAAACCCAATCCCCAAAAATAGGAACTGCACCGCTATCCCAGGGGCCAGAACCTGCTGTTTTTAAATCTTCAGTTGCCTTTTGAGCCTCACGTTTTTCGCGTATCTCCCAGTAGCTACCAACGTGACCCGCCTCAAATAATGCAGATGATGCAGTGACGGTTACTCCGGTTCCTACATATCCATTAACAGCCAGCGTGGTTGTGCTAGTGTTTTGCTCAATTACCGGAGGTAGAGTAAATTCAATTTGTTCTATACGCCAGTCGGTTGCTCCGTAACGAGACAGGGTTAGTGGCTCGTAATTTTCATTTACCAGATAGACTACATCATTTACCTGTGCCCTCATGGGGTAGTTCAGGTAAGACGTAAACTGGCTCATTGGCAACGGGATTTCGTAAATGAATGTGCCCGTTGTTTCTGTTTCTGTCAAAGCATGCCAGTTGCTCGATGTGAATGTACCGGCAGATGTTCCACCACCGAGCGTATCAAATGCGTAAACAACGCCACCGTTGCTAACTAACTCGCCATACCTGTATGCCGTACTTGCTTGCCAAGCCGACACATCCCCTATGTCAACCGTAACTTGGGCATTGCCAATAGTGTTTTGAGAACTATCAAAGAAACGCATGTACGTTCCGTCAGTCTCAATAATGTAATTTACCGATTGGCTAAATTTAAATGGCAACAGTATGCTGCTACTATTCTTAGCCTCAGCCGCATACTCAAAGCCCCACATGCGTTCAGCAGGACCATACTTAAGTGGGATGAAGCCCGTGCAAGTTTTGAGGGCAGAATTGTAGTCTTCTAAATCTGTACGCCCATGCAATAGGGGCGACCACAATCCACCGTTAAATCGGTTTATTCTAGTCCACAAACTCATATCGCTCCCTCGCCGCCGTGGTGAAGAGAATCCCAAGCAGAAGAAGCATACATATTGTCGACTGGCCGGCGACGTTGCAGACTATCTGTAAATTTAGCTTCCTCTACCTTCTTGTCATACAGTGAAAACAATCCTTGGGTTAGCCCCTTGTCATCAGCAATAGCCAACGAGCAAGATGCTGCCAAGTGAAGTGCCATAGACTCTATGAGCAAAGCATCAAACAAAGAAGTGTCTTCTTCGTCTCTAATGTAAGTAATCTTCAAAGGAGCAGCCAAGTCAGTGTGTATGTACTGCCCCTTTAGCTCGTACTCCTTAAAGTGTAAATCGTCTAAGTCCGTGTCGCCTATATTGACAAGCCTTAAGGACTCTTGAGGAACTAAATATCTTTTGCTCCATGTATGAACTGGAGCAGTTGCGTCTTCAGAGAGGCTAGTGTCTTTTTTAGCACATCCCCAGGTGTGCGATCTTAGCACTTCTTTTCTGCTAAAATCATACCGAAAGCTAAGAAGCTCAGCCGTTGGACTAGTGTCGGTAAAAGGATCGGTGTACCTTCTTTCCCCCAAATGGGTTGCCGCTAAATTTACTATATCGGTTTTTGTTACTGCCATGCTTCTTATATGTTAAACCCCTAAGCCCACCCCCCGAAGGAGGTGAGCCAAGGAGACTAGGAAGAACCTAGAATTCAAAGAGCCTATGGGCTCTGATCGCAGAGTACTTCTACTACGCCTTCTTCTTGAACGCGAGTAGCACCAATGTCCTGCTCACACCAAACCTGGTACGAGTAGTTCTTGGTGGGAAGCTGCTCAACGCGAGCGTCGAACGCAGACGTGATGCCAGCTACGAGAGCACTACGAGTGTAGGCAAATGTGCTTGCAATGTCGCTTCCGTCAACGGCAACCAACTGAGTCGGGCAGAACTCGAATCCCATGAAGTAATTAACTTCACCGTTTACGAGAGCCTTAACAGCCGCAAAGTCAGAATCGCTAACCTTGTCTACGTTGTTCAACAGATCGTCCAACTGCTCTTGGCGGTGAACGAAGTATTTCTGCTCACCCATTGGGGTCTCATTCTTACCAAGAATAGACTTGGCTTCGATGAGCTTGGCAAGGGTCAAGCCTTCGTTAGAACCACTCAAGTTGACGATAACCTTCTGCGAAGCAGGAAGGGTAACCGAAGACTCAGAAGTAGATCCACCAACTTTTGCAGTTGCAGCGTCCAGAGCAGCCGCGATAACCGTGGAGTCGTAAGAACGGCCAAAGAAGGCAGAAGCAATTTCGACATACGGTCCGAGGAAGTCGGCAACACTACGATTGCGGTCAGGCATATCAATAAGATCTGCCCAACGAGTTGGGGTTGCGGTCAGTTTGCGAGTTTCGTGTACCGTATCAATATAAGCAGTGTCAGCAGCGCGCGTGTAGGAAGTTCCGCTAGAAATTGCTCCAACCTGGGGCAAAAACATAGCTTCTCCACCAACCATGCTACGCTCAGCAAGCTTACCCTTAAGACGAGAAGCTCCCTGCTGATACTGAATATGTACGTCCGAAGCAAACTTCTGTGAGAATGCGTTAGGATATTGTGAGGACATATTGTAATATAATTAGTTGTTATAGTTCAGGTTTATTTCCTGTTCCCAGTCAACACTGGCAGGGGCTTCCGACACAGGGCATAAAGCTTGTCTGATTGGAATGCCGCATATTATACACCATTTTATTTAAAATGTCAAGTAAAATTTTAAATAATTACCCAAGAGCTAGTGATGACTTTTCCTCAAAAAGCTTTAAGACCTTTTGGTGAGCAGCACGATCTCCGTCTCGGTATGCAGTGTAGTAAGGATTGGAAGGGTTGTTTTGAATGTCATGAATCTGCTCGTCAATGCTTTGAGCTGACGTTATGCTAGTATTCTCAACACCCCTAATCTTAGACCCCATCAACGTATCATACTGAGACGCTAAGCGAGATGCAAAACCAGGCATGGTCCAGAAATCTGCAACATCCAAACCTAGGTGCTTTGCAACTACCTGAGCCTTGTCTAAAGCCTGCTGGTAGCCATCACCACCTCGTGGACCGAAGTCTGCCTCTAGCGATTGAACTGCTTGCTCTACGCTTTGAGTAGACTGCTCCTGTTGGTTGCTGGCATTGTCTTCAAGTGCCTTGGCAATTTGACCATAAAGCCTAGATGCCTGACGTTGCGAAAGTCCAGCCTCATGAAAGATAGCATCGGTTGCTGCCTTTGCGTCTGGGTCTATACCTTCTGGTGCTTGGTAACCATCGGGAGACTCTGGTCTGCCCAAGGCTTTATAGGCTTGATCCCATACCTCATCGCCATCATTGTCCGTAGGGATGGGCATCTTCTCCTTGGAAAGCATACGCTCCAAGTTAAGATAGGACTTAGCTAAACTACCAACCGAGTTAAACTTATCGCCAAGGGCTTTGTATTTGTCAACATTCTCTCCCTCTTCCAAGGGCAGTCTGTCAAATATGTTTTCCTTAAACGACAAGTCATCACCAATAAACTCTTTCAAGTTTGCTGTGGCAACTGGCTCCGCAGGGGCGGCGGGTGCCGCCTCAACTTGCTCGGTTGCTGGTGCTTCTGTTGTTTCTGCCGCGAGTGGGTTTACTGTTTCTTCGCTCACAGTGCACCTCCCCCGTTTTCATACCCAACATTATACTCATGCTTAACTAAGCCTTCGTACCCATACTCATTAGCACCGTATCCCGCACGAGATTTAGCATCTGCAAATCCACGTTTCTGTGCTTCAACACACTGCTTCGTAAGCGATGGGCCATTTAGTTTTTCCCGATTATCAAGAATAGTATAGCGATGCTTATACTTAACTTCGTAATCTTCAGGGTAGTTCTTACTTAGCCAAGTCACAAAGTCAGGATCTTTATCCCCATGAGAACTCCAAAGTCCTGGAGCATCGGGATAAGCCTCCTCAATGGGCATGGCTAGTCTTTCTTTAAGCGTCGGACCCTCGGGTTTAGACGCAGTTTTAGTGGCTACCTTTTTGGTAACCTTCTTTGCTGTTTTCTTTGTAGGCATTATACTTCGTTGATTATCCGAAATGGACCATCCACTTCAGGTCTTTGAAAGTTCTCAAGCCCCCGCATGTACTCAATATAGTTGACGATTCGGCTTAGTAAGTGGTAACTTCTAAGCTCGTCATTGGTTACATTCGGGTCTACGCCAAACTGATTCATTCTGCAAACATCCTTAAGGTGCTCCAGAACAGTTTCGCCGTAATCACTATTAAAGCATTCTTGATATGCTTTAACTAAGTCCTTTTCTCCTTTTTCCATAAATTAAAGACCAGCACCGCCCATTTGGGACACGGCCTGCCCAGCCATTTGCAATTGCTGCAACTGCTGAGTAAGCATTGCGATTTGCTCATCGCGTTGCTTAAGCTGATCTATCGTAGCATCATCATTAACAATTTCGGCAGGCACCGTAGAGTTAATGGCAATTTCCTTCAGTCCACGTTCCCAGTCAAGGGATCTTGCACCAGCACCTGGAACAAACGCTTCTATGACCTGTGCGGCTTGTGCCACTCTAACCAGACCTTGTGTACGTTGTGACTTAACTGCTAATGCAATGCGACTGTTGTATACTACGCTAAAATTGCTAATGTCTTCAAGCTCCGACTCTTCAAGCAAGTCATCAAAGTCTCCGACTAAAGACATCTGGATAAACACGTTTTCAATAACCTGACTTAGGCACTCGTCTACAATGTTTTGGAAGATTGGGGTAAAAAGTTTAAGCTGTTCCTCCGCCTGCATCTGAACTTCAAATGCCGTTTTCTCAGTAGTAGCAATGTCCTGCTGAGTAAAGAACTTAAACATCTCGTTAAAGAACGCAGAACGAATTTGACCTTCCAATCTACGAACAAACCAGTCAACACTTTGAATGTTAAACGGAACAATGTATGGCTGAGGTACGCCATTAGGAGTATGGGGATCAAACATGATTTCCCCACCGGCACGGTCATCCTTGCGATAAGAACTATCCTTGGGTACTAGCATTGGAGGACGTACACCCTTCTCAACTGCTACACTAATGTCCCGTATAGCACGGTTTAACACGCGAACGGTTGGGTATGCTTGTGTACCTGGAGAGCGACCAAAGCCTGCGTCATGCCTGCTTTTAAGTATGCGTGTGACAATGTAGGGCTGGTAGTACAGACCATCATTGTCTAGGATTACGCTGCTGCTTTCCTTGCAAATGTATACCGACTCAAACGGACGGTTCTCTGGTGCAGCCGGTATGTTGCCCTCGGACCCTAGCCGTGGCTTAACCATGTGAATGATTGTAAACTTCTTGTTACGAGCAGAAGGATGATCGGATTTCATTGCGTCCATGATAACCTCTGGAAGCTCTGCGTTGCCGTCTTCTATGTCGTCCTTGAAGTAGGCGTAAATTTGTTCAGCAGTCTTGCCGTCCCACTCGTGAAAAACAGTGGTGGCATACCCGTCTTCATCTTCACGGAATCTAAACTTGCCAAATGGAATTTCTACAAAGTTAAACGCACGTTTCTTAGATGGCATCATAGCCAAACAGAACGTGCCAAACATACCGCCACTATGCACTGCCTCATGGAATGCACGGTAGAAGTTAGACTGACCAATGCGAGTGCGAATGCGATCTGACGCACCGTTATAGAACATGCGTTCGCTTTCAACAACCTCTGGGTCAAAACTCTGTGACTCAAGCTCTAGCCATCGCTCGTTTTGTGGAGTTAGGTCTGACACAATGCCAGCACTAAACACCTCTAAGGCATCACGGAACGTAGTGTCAAATATGCGAGTGCTGTCAATCTGACCTGCGGTGCGACCACCAATCTGTCCAGACTTACGCTCCTCTCCATAAATTGCTATGTTGTTTGCGTAAGACTTCCACTTTTCCATTTCTGGAAAGTCGTTGAAGTCAGCAAGGATGGCTCTCGCCCTTGATGAGTCTTCTTGAGGCATTATCCTAATTTATTTTTTCTTTTATCCCGCCCAGCTATAATTGTGCTGAGCAAGTCCATCTGATTGTCGCCTTCGTATTTTTTGGCTTGTTCACCAGCGGCTATTACTGTAGGTGCTTGACTTATTTGAGTTGGCGTACCTGGTGGTTTTGGTGCAGCCCCCTTCATTACCGCAGATGTAACCGCAGCAGGTCCACCGTATTGGGCTGCCGCCTTAACTATTGGAGTTGCTACTTTAACAGTGTTAGCAGCAATAGCAGCAGTTTTTACCGCAATTCCCGCTCCCTTTGCTATAGTTCCTCCTTTTAGTACACTGACAAATGCTGGAATAAAATTACCCATAGTAATAAAAGTTGCCGAACATTATACACCATTGTACAATAATTGTCAAGTAAAAAAACAAAAAACTATTCCTCGATAACATCTATAACCTTTTCGGCTTGCTTTATGTTCTTGTTCTTGTCCCGCAACTGCTTCATAAGTTCACCAATAAGGGCGTTGCCTTGCTGCAACTTTGCATCCCCTTGCTCGTCAGACTTTGTGTGCCCCTGCATTTCGTTGTCCATACGCACTAGCTTGATGTAGTTTTCCTTGTCCCTGATCCGGTAAGCCTCGTCAATTAGCACTCGATTCTGGATAAGCTTCTCATCCTTGGTCATGGGATCGGTGGATGTTTCAATCTGCTCAAGCCTATCCTTCTCTCGAATAAACTCGGCATGCTTCATCCAGTCCCAAGCCTTCTGCTGGGCATAGCTAAGGCTAACGCCAAACACCGCAGATGCTATCTTAGGTATGGTTTGTGATGCGTCCTTTTTGTGGATGCGAAGGGCGTACTCCGCATACTTGTCATCTGTAAATCTATTGTGTTTGCCCATACCACATAACTGACTGATAAGGTTGCAGCCCGAATTTGGGCATAAACTTAAATGCTGGACTGTCATCATTCAGGGCCACTAAGTAGTCCTGGAATCCCGCATTAGATATTGTGTTCTTGCCCTGCTTCATAACCTCACGGAATACATAGGGTGAGTCAACCTCCTTGGATATGAACGCAGTAATTAGAGGCACTCCACCAATTGACAAACTGCCTTTAATCTTTCCGTCCACCTCAACAATGCTAGTTGGTCGCCAAAGTCCGTGGCCGTCTTTCTTAGCTAAGTCCACCAACTCCTCTACGTCTTCTTCCTTTATGTCTCTTATATTTGTCATAATTAAAAGCCATTAACGGGTTCTTCAACACGGACCGGCCCTTTGCGTTTGTTTTGAGTGTACCCGACCGTTGTGTTTAGTAAGCCATGCTCGATGCCTTCTGCTACATACCTAGCAGCATCGGCAGCGTGAGAAGTGAAGTCATGCACCGGTACAGTGCCTAGTATGCCAGCAGCATCGTTCTTTTTAGCCCTGTACTGCTGTAGCATCTTGAGGCCATCCTCCATGTTAGGGCGATAGAAGTAAGACTTGTGCAACAAACTTCTCAAGTTGTTAATACCACGCCACACATCCCTAGTCTTAGGGCACACCTTGATGTTGTTGCCGCCACAATCACGCAACTCCATGACGTAGTTCTTGGTACCAGTCTTGTCCATGTACGCAGCATCATGCGGCAGGATGTGACCGTACACTTCGTAACCCGACATGGCAAGCTCAGACACATACTCCCTAGTCTGCTTCTGACTACCCTGGGTGAACCATAGCCACTTAAGCGTAACACCATCCCACTGCACTAGCCATATAGCTGTGTAGTCTCGGAAACCCAAATCCCATACCGCCCATATTGGCACTTCCTTACTGGCTGGCAGATCGTTCCGGTAGTGACCCTTTCTTCTAACAATTTCTAATATGTCAGCGTATATGGCACCATCGACAGGGGCAGCCATTGCCTCTTCTGGTGTAGATGGAAACTCTCGCCCCATAAACAAGCCAAGAAGGTCGCTTTGCTTCTGCCACCATATCTTCTGGGGAACAGAAAACTTTCTGCCTAATCGCTTCTCTAGTTCCGCAAAGTAATCTATTGTGCTTTGAGTAAGCAGCGACTCATTGCCCACCATCCGATAGCTTGAGTCATCGTACCAAGGATAGAACAGAAACTTAAAGTCCATGTCCGTCATGTGCTCATCCGTAGTGTTCATCGCCTGCACTACCTGATTGTAGAAGTGCCCAGCTTGTCCACCCTCATAGGTAGACTCAATAAAGACTATGGCCCCCTGACCAGCGGTAGGCAAAGCACCGGTAAGGATTTCCTCAGACCTAATGGGATCTTTGGCAGCAACCTTGCCCCACTCTGATATGTGCAACACTTGACTTGTGCCACCCCTAATCTTAACCTTAGACCTAATCTTCCATACGGGACTAAACACCAACTCGTTTAAGTTACTATTAACCACATCAACCGTAGCCTTCAAAGAATCATCTAGCTGGTTAAAAGGCTGGATAACCTTCTCCCTTAACAGATCCTTTGCTGCCTCGTCATTGTGAGACTGGATGTTGAACGTGCTGTTCTCGTGAGTTAGCACATAGTCTAAGCCAATAATGGCAATAAGGGTTGACATGCCAAGCTGCCTAGCCTTAAGTATAAGCACACGCTTATGTCCTTCCAAGAACACCTCATTAAGCACGTCGCACTGGGCATCGTTAGGAACAAACTGAACCTCTACACCTTCCTTGGTTATGCAAGTGTATAGGTTGCTGATTCGCCACACTGGGTTAGAGAACACATCCTCGCTTATTGGCCGAGCAATGATTTCCCTAACTCTTTCTATCCCGTCCCTATTCATCTAGTCTTGCTTTTCGTAATCTCCCTTATCAAGTAGTCCATCAAATAAGCCCCAGCCTCTTGTCCCTCTAGTCCCAAGTATTCCACGGCCCCAACCACAGCGTGGTATGACTCATGGGCATAGGTGTCGACCGTAGACCATTTCAATGCTTCCTTAACAAATATGCCTTGCACTATTCCCAGGTCAAGCCTAAAGCCAGCAGTGTTCTCGCAAGTTTTTAAATTTCCAACCTGCTCCTCTATTTCCTTTACAGTAGCCCCCTCTTTGACCATAGCATCAACGAACCCCCCATAGTCTTTACTGCCACCCCATATTATAAACGAACAGGGGTAGACATCGGGCTTTAGCACAAGCTTAATCATTAACCTTACACCAATCTAGCTTGTCCCACGCCTCATACCGAGCAGGGCCATACAACTCTCGCATCTCGTCCTCTATCAAGCTCTCCCACAACTCCTGTGACATAACTCGACGACCAGTCCTCGGGTCTAACCCACCCTCCATACTCATTAAACGCTCAAGCAACACATACTTGTCATCCTTCATAACGCCGCACATTATATCACAGTAATTCAACCCTGTCAAGAAATAATTCAACCTACAGTTGATAATAACACTTTAGTCTTGACAACTGACCCTACATACTATATAATACGTAAGTGCAAGCGAAGCGAGACACGTAACGGATTATCATCGGAACGGAGTGTAGCCTGCGGAACGAGTACCGGACAATACGATTAGTCTACGACAGCATACGTGGTCATAAGCGTGGTCATACACAGAACATATGTAGCAACACATGTGAACATGACTATTTGTAAACCGTTGAGTGTGTGATTGATAGGTACCATGCCACGTTGCGACAACTCAAGTTGCCCCCCCACCCC